CGACCGGTGCTTTGATGGCGTTGACAATGTCGTGTACTTCAGCGACGGTCATACCCTTGTAGCATCTCGCCATCACTGCGATGACCTCTTCAGCGGTTATCAGCGCAGAATCAAACGAGGTGCGTGGGTCTCGTCCGCTCTTAATCCTACGCTCGACTTTTTTTGAGAGTAGCGCCCACTCTGCGGTCTTTGCTTCCGCGTCGGCTGGTATCTCGACTACTTCGGGTGTTGTCAGCGCCGGCTCGGTGTCTTGCAATGGTTCGCTTGGTGCGTCCGGTGTTGGTGCCGGTGCTTCGTCCGCTGGCCAGTACTCGTCAAGGTTGTCGATACCCAAAAGCATCGCCGCCGACCGCGCCGGGATTCCACCTTGCACATACTGAAGGAATGAACCAGCCCGCGCTGCCTCGTCCGCTTGGAATACGTCCATCATCTCAGGATTGAACTTAAATTCGTACTTTAGCGGGTTGAGTAGTTGGCTATTAATAACCGCTTCGTACATGTTGAGTCGTGGCACGATGGTTTCACGCCAGAAACTTTGTCGGTCGGAGTCCGCCGTTGCAAAGTTCGCCGCCGATGCTTCGAGCATGGTACGCGGTACGCCCAGCGTCGCCGCCACGGCCGTGATGGTGCGCTCGGATAACTCCGGCATTTGCATCGTGTCGATGTTTGGCGTTAACTGCGTAACCTTCAGATCGGGACTGCGTAAGAACAGGTATTTGAACGCGTTGAGAATACCGCCGCCGGCTTTTGCGTTGATGTCGGCACTAAAGCGCTCAACCTCTGCGGTGTCGGTGTATTCGGGAAGGTTCATCACCGTCACCGGCTGTGCGCCACCTTGGAAGAACGCCGTGGCGAATGCGGTCAAGTAATGCGATAACTGCGCATTTTGCAAAGCGACCGCTGCCGGTGCTAAGCCCGGGCCGACGTCCTCGATGAACGAAGGTTCGCGGAAGTACACAATATCGTCCATCGTCCATGGGCCGTAGAGCCGACCGTTTAACGTCTGCGACCATGTCATCCCGCGATACGGTTCGTAGATGTCCGCTTTGCTTTGGTCAAAGAACCACGTCGTATTAGCCGCGTTCAATGATATAAAGCCAGTCAGCGTGCGCCCTTTGACGACACGTAGCCAGTACGCTGCGCCGAAGATGAGTAGATTGCGCTCGGTGTCTTTGATGAGCTGGGGAAGATTCATTTGCCAAGGCCAGTCCACCGGTTCACCATTGCGGGTCAGTTGGAATGGCACCGAGGATAGCGCGTCGGCTCGAAGGTTCACCGCACGATACAACATCGGCACCATGCGGTATGCATCCGCAGGTGAGTAAAGCTTCCCGCTTCGGTTCATCGTGTCGAGCCACCCATTGGGATACTGAATAGGCATTAAGCGAAACTCCATTCTATCTTTGGCGTGCTCAGCATACCGACCGCGCCGCTCACTGCGTCCACGTAGTCGTCATGCGGTGCGCTTGGAAATGCGACGACTTCATCTATAAAATCACGAGCCCACGCACCGGCAACGATGCGCACTGCGCCCGCTTCCGCTCGTCCGGCCCATGGCATCGCCCGTTGTACTTTGTCGCCCTTGACATCGATACCGCGAAACGGCACCGACGTCAACTCCGGAACTCTGCGCAGTTCTTGAACCGCCGCTAAGCCGTTCATGGCTTTTTCGATGCCGTGCGTCGTGTTCTCTTCGCTGCGCATCGTCGATATCATCACGCGTCGCACGTCGGGCCACTCTGCGCGCATGTGGATACCGTCGGCTATGTAGAGTACCCCTTCGTGCAAACAACACCGCACGGAGGCAGTATAGTCCGCTGATTGCTTCGTACTCGTTGCTAAGTCCCAATACCGGAACCACTTCGCGCCGTGCGGTCTGATGTCGCCGACTCGAAGCCACTCACGACGGAACAAAGCGCCGATTGGGTCGGTGAATTCACCGTCAACTTCTTGGCGATACATCTCAGAAGTCATCGACTGTTTCAACGTCGACACGAAGGTGTCATCGAGGAATGTGTTGTCGGTCGTCTTACTTCGGATCGTGGCGTAGTCGCGATGGTCGCCAGTGAACAACTCATAGACCCAATCTTTGCCGCGTGGCGTGGTCGACATCCAAGCCCGACCCGGTGCTTCGCGCAATGTCGCAATACTCAGCGGCCATATCTCTGCATCCATCATAGCCACCTCGTCAAGCCAAAGCCACCCAGCATTTGCGCCACGAAGTCGGTCTGGGTTGTCAGCACTGCGGAATATGATGCGTCGGTCGCCGATCAGCCGAAGTTCCATCTCTGATTTGTTCCACGCGGTGACGATGCCTGCCTTCGCGGTCAACTTGAGAATGGTCTCCATTGCGCCAAGTCGAAGCATTGGGTAGGTCGGAGCAACGACCAATCCAGTGGTGCCCTTCGGTTGGCGCAGTGCTTCCACCGCGCCGGCTCGGGTCTTTCCTGAGCCACGACCGCCGACGAATAGCCGGAACCGTGCGTCACTCGCCCAAAATGCCCTTTGGGGTGACGTCTGCGAGCTGTGGCGTATCGTCGGTGCTAAGGTCGATGGTGTAGTCGGTTGGAGCGTTGGTGTTAACGACATGATGATTGTCTCGGTACTTCCAAGGACGAAGCCCCTTTAATAGGAATATCAGAAGAACATCACTTCCGGCTTTTGCGCGATCTCGTGCAATGCTTTCGAGTTCGTCGGCACCGTCTTCTTGTGCGTCGTCGATGGCCTGTCGAAACTCATCATCGACGTCGCGCAGCTTGTACACTGCGCGTCTCGATACGCCGGCAATGGTCAGCGCTTGGCTAATGTTGCCGGTCTTCGAGTAAGCACGTAAGAACGGAACGCACCAAAGCGGACGACCCGGGAGATTGTATTCGCCCTCTTTGCGCTTGGCGATGGTCACCCGATTTTCTCCGAAGAGATGAACCGAAGCGCCACGTTGAGAATAGCAAGCGCATACGCCAGTTGCGGAACCAAGTCTTTCATCTCAGGCCACTGTGTGACCGTGCCGATAATCATCGTTGCCAAGGTCAACACGTTAATCCATACGGTCTTCGATTGATACCATGGTTTCATGTTATGCCCCTATCTCTTGTCGAATCCAAATCAGAAACACTGCCCACACGCAGGCAATAATTAGCGCACCGACGTACGCTTGTTTCTCAAGTGTCGCGATGCGCTTTTCGAATTCTTTGAAGTTGGCATCACCGTTTTCGAGACGCGCCAACACCGCGTCGAGCTTCGTCTCTACCCGGGCCATCTTTGTCTCTAATGATTCTGTCATCGTCATCCCTGATACGCTCGAAACTCTGTGCGGATGGTGTCCATGTTGATCGCGGTTCCCGGACACGTCTTCTTCGCCGCTGGGTATTCGCGGTGTCCCTTCAGCGTGTCTTTGCTGACCGTAATACTACGCCACTTCATCAGCTCCAACGTCGTCGCTCTGACCATCGTGTGCATGTCGTCTGGCCAAGCGTGTACGTCGTAGTCGCCAACGACCTCGATGCCCCACATCGTATTATTCCCGCGGATGTCTGAGCAATGCACGCCGGGTAGGTTGAGCGGACACATTTGCCAGATACCGTCGTTCTCGACCTTCGGCGAACCGACCGCGATGAACAGATGCGGACCGCCTCGCCATCCCATGGATTCGTACCGTGACGACATTGCATCCATGGTGCGTTTGCCGTTCCATTGACTCGGTGTTGGTCGCCATGTGTGATGTAAGACCACGCCCTTCGCCCACGGTGCGACGCTTGGCGCATACTTGGCCAGATGCGCACGGAACTCGTCGACCGTGCGCCACTGAAGCAATGCGTATGCGTAGCTCATGACCGCGTGCCTGCCCATCGGGATATTTTGTTCATGAACGCCGATTTGTTCATGCGGTTGACGATAAAATACAGTTCATTACCGATAACCGTGATGTTGCCGTGTGCGTCCTCGTAGCTTTGAATGAGTGACCACTGCGCGTCAAGCTTTGGTCGATACCACAGATGGATGGCGAACTTCTTCGAGATAATTCCGTACGCAGACATCGATGTGGCGAACCATTGGCCCGCTTTGTCGACCTGTACGAACGTCTGCGTTGCCGTGTAGGTTCCGCCGGGTAGGTTCAGTTCAACCGGGTTGGGGATTGGTGGTTGTACGTTGCTCATGCTTTGTCCTCCTCTGCGTTCATTATCGCATTGCCGTCAAGGACGGTCATTGCGTCACCCTCGGAAGCGTCACCCCGCTCTGCCCTTGGTACTTGCCCCGCTTGTCAGCGTAGGTCACCGCTGGACGTTCGCCCCGAAAAAACATCACCTGCGCTATGCCCTCATTCGCGTACACCTTGATCGCGTGGCGTGATGCGTTGTGGAGTTCGATGGTGAGCTGGCCAGTCCACCCCGGCTCCATCGGTGTGCAGTTGACGATGAGCCCGCACCGTGCGTACGTTGACTTACCCACGACGATCCCGACGACATCCTCGGGCACTGTGAACGTCTCGACCGAGCGACACAACACGAACGCGCTGGGTTGCAATACATACCAGTTCAATCGTTGCGAATACCAGCCCGGTATCATTGGCGATTCGTTGTATACGGTTTCATCACGCACGGTCAGCGGATGCGGATATTTTGGGTCGATGACTTCGCCGCTGCGGAGTACGGTTTCGACCCACTCATCCGCCACGCGCATGTCATACCCGAACGAGGTCACCCCGTACGAGATGACTCCGGGTCGCGGTACTCCTTCAGCAAATGGCGTAATCATTCCCTCGTGCGCCAAGAGCGATATTTCGCGGTCATTGAGTATCATCGTCGTTTCTCCGCTTCTTCTTTCAGTAGCTGGCGCTGCAGTGCTTCAATCTTGACGGTGATCTCACTGCGCCACATGCGCAGGTCTTCGCGGTCTGGGTGCCTCTTGATTTCGGAGTCAATCTCCATGCGCTTCCATCGCCAAAACTCTAAGACTTGCAAAGTGCTACTCATTGCCACACCGCCCGTCCGTCGTCATCGATGCGCATCCATTGCGACCAGCACGGTTGTGATGCCTTCCAATGCTTCCACCCTTTGCCGTTGTTCCATAGTCTGCGGAATGCTGCGTATTGCGTGGCCGGCTCGTCGGTGTCTGCGTGGGTCCGACCTTCGAGCAAGTTGTAGGTCTTGTCGTTAAACTGAAACAATCCGCCGTCCTTCGTTGCGCTCCGTGCGTGCAGTGTGAAGGTCCCGTAGTTCAGACCGTCGCCAGACTCACACGCCACGATGGCCGCGGCTTCGCGTGTCACTGCGAACGGCTCTGTGTGACACATGCCACCGTTGCAAAGTAAATACCAAAAGAGAATAACGCTGTTCATAGTTTTGCCTCGACTGTCACTAAATATCTTTCGATGCATTGCTCAACGTTGCTCTTTAGTGCATCGACGTCGTTCGCCTCGATCACTTCGTACATACCAACGTTAAACACTTTGGCTGCGTGGTGCGTCTGGCTTTCGTTTGCATACACAAGCGTTGCAGCTGGCAGCACATCAAAGCGAATGCGGTGACCCGTGTAGATAGTTCTGAGTTCCGCATACTTCGGACGGTTTGACCACAGATACCAAAGCCCACGAATAATTGTGCTTTGTTGCTTTGTTGTTTTTACGCTGTTCATAGTTTTGCCTTTCTAAAACCAAGACCAACCGAGTGCGAAGTACGCGGTCATTGCGATGAACCAAACATAGACCGCGCAAATGATGACCAATGCTACGACTTTAACTGTCGTTCTCGAAGTACCATGCCGACGGTTATCGCCACCGCTGCGCCGACAAAGCCAAGTAAACACCCAGCGATAAACTCAATCATTACTTTGTACCTCTTCGCTCAATGCTAACAACTCTTCGACTATGTCGTCAATGATCAGCGCCAACGTCGGATTGCGCATGCTTCCCCGCGTCACCACTTCGTCGTCCTCGTCGTCGCCCCGCTCCCGCACCATCATCCACCGACCGCTTGGCCCGACCTCGACGCGGTACCAATAGCGACCAATCAATTTCCGCCAAATCATACGCATTGCGCAGTACCTCCATGACGTCCATCGCTTCGTCGACGGTACGAATGATGAGTGTGGGGTACTCGCTCCATAGTGCAAAGAATTCTTTTTGTTTCGGACTCAGCGCACCTTTTGGCGTCTTGACCTCAACTAAGAATAGCACACCGCGAAAACCCACGACCAAGTCTGGGACACCGCCGCCAGCGTTGCTTAGGTCACCGACGAGCGCACCGTTGTACTGAAGCGTTGCCACGATGGCCCGATGGTTCTCGTCAAGCTTCTGACGGAACCGCGGTACGTATCCTTTGCTCATCGCTCGACCTTCTCGCCGGTGAACGCCATCATCAACTCAATCAGATCGCGGTCAGCACTGCGCACCTTCCATCGTCGCCACTTCGTCGCCAGCTGCGCGAACTCGCCACCCTTGGCGATGCTCCCATCGAGTCGCACGTTGAACCGCTCGATGGCCTCCCGTCGCTTCAGCGCAGAGCCGGGCCCGTACGCAGACGATGCGGATTCCATCATGGCCACGAAGCGCTCTTGTGTCTCGATCTGGGTTGCGCGCAGTGCGTCACGCCATGCGGTTTCCAAGTCGTCCACCTCGGTGGCCACGATGATGAGTGAGCCGTGTACATCCTTGCGACACAGTGCGCAAAGCTGCGGGTATGGCGTTGGGGTGTCCATCGTCCGAGCGCAGCAAAGACACATCAAAGGCGTTGTCTTTTTTTCGCTTGGACGTAGGTCGGTTGCAGTATCCATAAACAGGTCTCCTTTATCGCGCTTCTTCATATTGACTCCGTATCATTTCGTGCATTATTGCATTATCGACCCCAATTTCCGGTAACTTTTCCTTATACATACCTCGTATAGACAACTTACCGAAAACGGGGGTCGATAATGCAATAATGCATGTTTTATACCTCAGCACGTCGATTTTGACCGCGTGACGGTACGAAACTCACTTCTTCGTTGTCTGGTCGGTCTTGAATCAGGCCAACACCGTAGACAAAGCGC